AGGCTTTGATTCTTCATCAGCCACAGCCACATTTACAGCTTCTTTAGTATCTGCCACGTCTGGTACTTACAAATTAACACTATCAAATTCAACAACTGCTTCAATTACAGCTGGAAGATATGTTTATGATGTAGAATTAAATCTAGCCGATTCTACTATTGAGAAAGTTCATTATGGAATTATTACTGTAAATCCTGAAGCTACGAAGATATAATGAATGAATTACAAGAGTTCTTTAAAAAGGCTACCGAAGAAAAACGATTAGCCGTAGAAAAGAAAAAAATACAGGAAGAGTGGAATAGGAAGTTAAATCCTCCTATAGACTTTTCATCAAGCAAATTAGGTAACTTTTTTGGTGCCGTAAATACATTTAAAAAAGAACATGTATTAGTAGCTAGAGAAATTAAAAAGGAAGAAACTAAACAGGAAAGTAAAGTAAATGCTTTACAAGTTTTCTTTGATAAGTTAAATGGTTTTGAAAAATCACTATCTGAACAAATAGAACAACAAGAGAAGCATGTAGAAACTCCGAAACAAGAAAAAACTGAGAGTGAAACAAAACAAGAAGAATTAGAACCTATTGTAGAAACACTACATAAGGTTAAAGAAGACACCGTAGCTAATGTAGTAAATGTAATGTCAGGTTTAGGCTTTAAGAAAGAAGAAGTTGTTCCGTTAAGTGATTTACAAAAATTACAATTAGAGTTTAGACACTTTAAAGATATTGTAAGCAGACAGATGGCTTCTATAGGCGGTGGTGGTGAAGTAAGGTTATTGAATTTAGATGACGTTGATACGAGCTCACTTGGTAATGGTAAATTTTTAGCATATAACTCTACGACTAGAAAATTAGAATTTACAGACCAAGTGGACGGTAATTAATGGCACTAAAAATAAAACTTAAAAAATTTACAGAAGCTTCAGGTAGTCCTACTACAAGTCAATTAGAAGATGGTGAAGTTGGTATCAATCCAACACAACAAAAAGTATTCGTAAATAATAGCGGTAGTATTGTTGAGTTAGCAGGTTCACAAGATTTAGATTTAACTTCTGTAGCTCAAACTATATTACCATCTACTACCAATACATATGATTTAGGTAGTCCTACAAAAAGATGGAAAGATATTTACTTATCTTCTAACTCTATTAACTTGGATGGAGCAACTATTTCATCCGATGGAAGTGGTACTATTAATATAGCGGCCAGTGGTGCTACATTACCAGAAGGATCAAGAGCTGGTACAAATAAAATTGCAGTTGCTGTAACAGGATCAGGCGGGGCAGAACAAAACGCTATTGTTGTACCTTTCTTCTCAAACGCAGGTGGTCTATCAACAGCTAACTCAAACTTTAACTTTAACTCGTCTGTTGATGAGAAGTTTGTATTTACAGGATCAAAAACATTTACATTATCTACGGGAGCTAATTTAGCTGATAGTAATATCACACTATTTCAATTTTAATAAATAGATAAGAGAGAGAATTATGGCAGACAAAAAACCAATACGAACAGTCTTTAATGCTGATAATGTAGCCACAGGATTAGCTGAGTTTCAAACAGGTGAAACTGTAGGTTTAGCTCATGGTGGACTAGGTGCCGCTTTATCTATTGGAACAGCTGGTCAAGTATTAAAAGTAAATAGTGGTGCTAGTGCTTTAGAGTTTGGCGCTGTTGAAGCGATCATTAATATTGATACAGCAACTGACTTAACATCACAAACATTAGTAGCTGGTGACCAATTTATGGTTTCAGATGATGGCACAGAGGGTAGAGCAACTCTATCTCAAATAGACGCTGCTATAAAAGATGTAACTACAACACTTACAAATAAAACTTTAGCCGCTGGTTCTAATACTATAACAGGTTTAACTAATACTAACTTATCAGGTTCTGCTTCTATTTCAAATGCTAATCTAGCTAATTCTAAAATTACAATTAGAGATGATTCTTCTACGACAGATGATATTAATTTAGGTGAAACTTTAATTGTTGCTGGGGGATCAGGAGTTACAACAACAATATCAGGTAATACATTAACTATTGCTACTGATGGTGGAGTTGTTACAGAAACATCTACTGATACCTTAACTAATAAGTCAATTTCAGGTTCAACAAACACATTATCTAATATTGCTAATTCATCATTATCTAATTCAAGTGTAAACTTTGGTGGTGTTACAGTTGCTTTAGGTGCTAGTGATACTACACCAGCGCTAGATTTAGCTGACGCTACAAATTATCCCACATCTAGTTTAGTTGGTACGATAACAAATGCTCAATTAACTGGTTCTATTGCTAACGCAAAATTATCTAATTCTACAATTACAATTAGAGATGATTCATCTACAAGTGACACAGTTGCATTAGGAGAAACTTTAATTTTTGAAGGTGGTAATGGTCTTACTACAACAGTTACAGCTAATAAAGTTTCTATTAGTGCTGATGGTAATGTAGTCACAGAAACATCTACCGACACTTTAACTAACAAATCAATTTCAGGTTCAACAAACACATTATCTAATATAGGTAATTCATCACTAACAAATTCAAGTGTAAATTTTGGTGGTGTTACTGTTGCGCTTGGCGCAAGTGATACTACACCAGCGCTAGATTTAGCTGACGCTACAAATTATCCTACAAGTTCACTAACTGGTACGATAACAAATGCTCAATTAGCGGGTTCAATAGTAAATGCTAAACTTTCAAATTCTGCTGTAACAGTAGGTTCAACTTCAATAGCTTTAGGAGCTTCAGCAACAACACTTGCTGGCATAACTGATATTACTGCTGGTTCAATTAATATTGCTGGTAATGTAATCAAGTCAGTAGATTCTACAATTGTAGAGATTGGTGGTGGTGATGGATTAAGTGTTGCTGGTAATTTAACAGTTGCAGGTAACTTTACAGTCAGTGGTGATACTACAACTTTATCATCTACGAATACAGTAATTACTGATAAACTTTATGAACTAGCTAATGGAACAACAGGAACACCTTCAGGTGACGCTGGTATAGTTATAGAAAGAGGAAATGAAAGTAACGCATTTATAGGTTATGATGAAAGCGAAGATAAATTTAAAGTAGGTGTAGGTACATTTACAGGAGCTTCAACTGGCAACTTATCTATAACAACAGGTACACTACTTGCCAATATAGAGGGTAATGTAACCGGCGCTGTTACAGGTAACGCTGATACAGCTACAGCATTAGCGTCAGCAGTTAATATTGCTGGACAATCATTTGATGGTAGCGGTGCTATTACTATTGCTTCAACAGATTTATCAAATACAGCTGCTATCACATTATTAACTAGTACACAAACACTTACAAACAAGACTTTAACTAGTCCTAAAATCAATGAAGATGTTGCGGTAACAGCAACAGCGACAGAATTGAATTTTGTTGATGGAGTAACTAGTGCTATTCAGACACAATTAGACAATAAAGCTGCTAAATCATTTGCTATTGCTCAGGCCGTAGCGCTTGGATAAGAGTATAAATAGTATTATATAAGGAAAATTATGTCAACACCATCAAGTAGAAATAACTTAAAAGAATATGCTTTAAGAGCATTGGGAAAACCTGTTATTGAAATCAATGCTGATGATGATCAGTTGGAAGATAGAATTGATGAGGCACTTCAATATTTTTCTCAATATCACTATGATGGTATTCGTAGAACATACTTAAAGTATCAATACACACAAGCAGATTACAATAGAATAAACGCCAATAGTAGTGAATCGGTTACTAAAAACTCAGTTACTACTGCTTGGCAAGAAGGTAATGGATTTATAGTAGTACCTGAAAGTATTATTTCTGTAATCAACATTTTTCCATATTCTAGTAAAGGTAGTCAAAATCTATTTGACGTAAGATACCAATTAAGATTAAATGACCTATATGATTTTTCTTCAACATCTATTGTTCACTATGATACGGTAATGAGGCATTTAGATTTTTTAGATCATATTTTAGTAGGAGAAAAACCTTTAAGATTTAATCAACACGATAACAGACTATACATTGACCAAGATTGGAAGAATGATTTGGTGGTTGGTGAGTTTCTTGTTATTGAAGCATATCGTAAATTAGATCCAGATGTTTATACAGATGTCTATAATGATATGATACTAAAAAGATACGTGACTGCTTTGTTTAAAAAACAATGGGGAGCAAACTTATCTAAATTCAATGGTGTAACCATGATTGGTGGAGTATCATTAAATGGTCAACAGATATTTTCAGAAGCCCTACAAGACATTGAAAAGATAGAAACAGAAATTAGAAACTCATTTGAGATGTCACAACCACTTATGATAGGATAATGTCATGGCAACAAATCATTATTTTCAAGGTGGAAACGGAATTGGCAGTAACAATGAAAAGAAACTTTACGAAGATTTAATCATAGAAGGCCTAAAAATTTATGGCCAAGACTGCTACTACTTACCTAGAACATTAATAAACAGAGACCTTATACTTGGCGAAGATGTTGCCAGTAAATTCAATGCTGCTTATCTTTTAGAGATGTACATGGAAACCACCGAAGGTTTTGCTGGTTCACAAGAGATAGTTAGTAAGTTTGGTTTAGAGATCAGAGATGACACAACATTTATGATTTCTAAAAGAAGATGGCAAAATTCAGTAGATGATCCTGCTACAATGATTGTAGATGGCCGACCAAATGAAGGTGATATAATTTATATGCCTTTAATGAATAGTTTTTTTGAAATACAATTTATTGAAGATCAAGAACCATTCTTTCAACTTGGCAATTTACCTGTTTACAAATTAAGAGCTACACGTTGGGAATACAGTTCAGAACAAATAGATACTGGCGTTGCTGGTATTGACGCTGCTGAAGATAAGTATTCTTTAGATCAATTAGCACATCAAGTTAGTTTAGAAAACGAAGATGGTGCTTTACTATTAGAAAACGATAGTGCTGATGGAACATCTAATTACTTTATCAATGAAGATTACTCTATACAAACACAATCAACCTATGCTGATAATTTAGATTTGGATAGTGCGGCTGGTTTCGATACAGCTTCTACAGCAGATGATATATTAGACTTTACGGAATCTAATCCTTTCGGTGATCCTAACAATGGAGTATTTTAATGTTTGGTAATTACTACTACAATGAGTCAATGAGAAAAATGACAGTAGCCTTTGGCCAACTGTTTAATAATATTCAAATCAAAAGAAAAGACTCTAACAATACTGTTATACAATCTATTAGAGTGCCATTGGCATATGCTCCAAAAGAAAAGTTTTTAACTAGATTGGATCAACAACCTGATTTAGACAGTAGGGAGGTGTCCATTACTTTACCTCGTATGTCATTTGAAATATCAACAATCGCTTATGACCCTACAAGAAAATTAAATAAAATTCAAAAGTTTAGAGCAGTAAAAACTGGAGCTGAAGGCAAGATATTAGATTATAACTATATGCCTGTTCCTTATAATATCTCTTACGATTTAAATATTTTTACAGCAACAGCAGAAAGTGGTCTACAGATTGTAGAACAAATATTACCTTTCTTTCAACCAGATTATACGGTGACAGTCAATGCTATACCAAGTTTGAATATTAAAAGAGATGTGCCTATTGTGTTAAATAATGTAAACTATGATGACAGTTATAGTGGTGATTTTACAACTCGTAGAGCCGTTACTTACACACTTGGATTTACAGCAAAAACTTATCTATTTGGCCCAGCACAAACTCAAAAAGTTGTTAAAACAGTACAAACTGATCTACATACAAACATAACTGGTGATGAGAGTAGAGAGGTTAGAATTGAAATAACACCAAACCCAACAACCTCAGACGCTGATGATGATTTCGGATTTACAACAACTATCACAGATTTTAATGACGGTAAAAAGTATAACACAACAACTGGTTCGGATGAATAAATAGTATATAAATATTACATTATGACAAAATTAGAAGAAAACGTTAATGAGATTTTAGGTATTGAAAATAAAGAGCCTAAACAAGCTAAAGAGTTTAAACCTTTAGTTCCTAGAAAAGAGAATAAAGAATCTCCAGATGTAGATAACGACTACAAATACAGCAGAGAAAATTACTACAATCTAATTGAAAGAGGCCAAGAGGCAATAGAAGGAATACTTGATGTTGCTAAAGAAGGCCAACACCCACGTGCTTACGAAGTGGCTGGTGCTTTAATTAAGAATGTAGCAGATACAGTTGATAAGTTACAAGACTTACAAAAGAAATTAAAAGATTTAAAAGATTTACCAAAGACAGCAAATCCTCAAATTAAAAACGCATTGTTTATAGGATCAACAGCTGAATTACAAAAGATGTTAAAAAAAGATGAAGATACTAAAGTCAAAGACATCACACCCGAAAAAGATAATACTAAAGATTAGTGATTTAACTTATAATCATCATTACGAAAAGTATGATCCTAAACTTACAGATGGTGTGGGAGATATAAAAGACATTATGAATAATCCAATAGAAATTAACAAACACACAATATCAGAAACTCCTAGATATGGAGCTGGTGGTAAAATATATAAAGAAAAATTATATAGTGTAATAAAAGGCAATCAAAGAATAACACAAGCTGTTCGATTAGGTTATACACATATAGAGAGTGTTATAATTGATGAAGAACACCCTAACTGTGGAACAGATGATTGTTGCAAGGAATGTTAAATGAGTGATGCGTACTTAGGAAATCCGAATCTTAAAAAGGTTAATACACCTGTTGAATATACACAAGAACAAATTGTAGAATATCAAAAGTGTGCTAACAATCCATTATATTTTATGGAAAATTATATTAAGATAGTATCACTTGACGAAGGTCTTGTGCCTTTTAAAATGTATGATTTTCAAAAAACGATAGTTGATACTATTCATAATAATAGATTTACTATTTGTAAATTGCCTAGACAGTCTGGTAAATCAACAACTACAATTTCATATCTTTTACACTATGCTCTATTTAATCCTAATTCTAATATAGCCTTACTTGCCAATAAATCATCAACTGCTAGAGATATTCTTGGAAGACTTCAACTCGCTTATGAGAACTTACCAAAATGGATGCAACAAGGTGTAATTAATTGGAACAAAGGTAATATAGAATTAGAAAACAAATCAACTATTGTGGCTGCCGCTACATCTTCAAGTGCCATTCGAGGTGGTTCTTATAATATTATTTTCCTTGATGAGTTTGCCTTTGTACCTACAAATATTGCTGAGTCATTCTTTAGTTCAGTTTATCCTACAATATCTGCTGGTAGTAAAACTAAAATGATTATTGTATCTACACCCTATGGTATGAACCAGTTTTATAAGTTATGGACAGATGCAGAAAATAAGAGAAACGATTATATACCAATTGAAGTTCATTGGTCAGAGGTGCCAGGTAGAGATGAAGCTTGGAAAGAACAAACAATACGTAACACAAGTGAGGAACAATTTCAACAAGAGTTTGAATGTGAGTTTTTAGGTTCAACAAACACCCTTATAAATCCTGCTAAAATTAAAAATATGGCGTATATGAATCCTATAAAATCATCAGGTAGTGTGGAAGTATTTGAAGCTCCAATTAAAGGTCGTACCTATGTTTGTACCGTTGATGTATCCAGAGGTGTTGATAAAGATTATTCTGCCTTTATTGTATTTGATGTAACACAAATGCCTTTTAAGGTTGTGGCCATTTATAAAAACAATGAAGTTAAACCTTTCGTTTTTCCAAATATTATAGAACAAGTTTGTAAAGGTTATAACAGAGCTCATATCTTAACGGAAGTTAATGACATTGGCCAACAGATTGCCGAAGCGTTACAGTTTGAGATAGAGTACGATAACATATTAATGACGACACAGAAAGGTCGTGCTGGACAAGTCTTAGGTGCCATGTACAGCGGTCGTGGTTCATCATTA